TATGTACTTAGTAACTTTTCCAAACAATCCTTATGTAGGCCAGATTTTTTATCACCCAAAATCTGAAAGAACTTATGAGTTCTGTGAAACAACAAGAACGGATGAGCTTACTGGTATGGTATATGAATCTGCAACATGGTTTGATATTACAGAAAAAGATTTAGTTCCATAAGTTGAGGCATGACAACTCTGAAAATACCCAGAGTATAAAGCTGCTCTTTTGGTAGAAATTTTACTGATGACTCTAGGTAATCATGCAATTTTTACTTAAAATGTTATGAGTTCCCTTCGAGGAATAAAGGTGAGTCAGCCTATACTATATGAGGTCATGAACCTTTATGAAGCGATATAGTCAGTAAGTCCTCTACTTCTTTCCAAATATAACAAACCTAATGCGATCCCATAGGGTCGCTTTTTTCTTGTCTAATCGTTTTTCTAGTTTATAAATATACGCTTGTTGTGATGATATGACATCAAGTGAAGTGCTTACAAAATGTGCTTGCTTTGCATTTGTCTGTAATAGCTTGATTGCATAGGGCTTGAGTAATTCAATATCCTCTAATTTTTCAATAAACTGTATAGACTTTTGCACTTCAAACTCACCTTCAAGGCTATAAGTAGATGTAAGAGCCTTGATAATATCCATTATTTAACTGGAAAGAGTTTTTCTTCAATCATCTTTACTATTGCGTCATCAACGTCATTATCGGATTTCTCAGCAGCCGATTTTAACATGAGCAAAAGCCCTTTTCTAATAGATTCCGATTTTCCAAACTTGATAAATAAGTTGATTAGAAATTTAGACATAATTTGTTTGTTTTTCCAAACATAGCTAATATGCCAGTAATAAACAAGAAATCTTAATCTCATGGCTGAAGATACTGCCAAAGAAGTAGAACAAGAAGAACCGCAGCAAGGTAATTCAATCCTGTCTAACCTTGTCCAGATGATTATACTTTTTTGGAGTTTGGGGGTCATTTCTTTTGCCTACTTTGGAAATTCGACCCGACAAATTGACACGACCTTTGCGGCTGGATTGCTGTCAGCAGTGATGTCAAACATGGGTCTACAAGTAAAATCAGCTACAAATGGCAAAAAGAAACTTGGTAAGGTTAATATTGTAGATAATAGTAAAAACAAAGTTGGTATCAAATGAAAAAGCTTATTCCATTTATCATCTTTCTTTCTCCGTCTAGTGCCTTTGCTGACATAACGGCCAAGTATGTAACTTCAGCACAGATTTCTATTGACTCTCCTTATGTAATTACAAATGCCGCACCTAGTTCATACTCTATAAGTGGAAATAATATTACTACTTCTACAGGAACAGGGGACAGTGTGGTGACAAATGGTATAGGTGGACTGAATCTTGGCAGCTTAAGCAATGGAGTTCCAGCTTTGGTAAATACAAATAAATCGGTTACAACTGCTGGGTCAGCGTTCTCACTATCGGAGTCGTATCAGGCTGGTGACGTAACACAATCTGCAATAACTCCATCAAGCGGCATAGCAACCCTCCCAGTATTAGGTGGACAGACAACAGTTATCTCTGGTGGTACTCTTGGCAGTGGCAGTATAAGCAGTTTGTCTAGTGGGGTTCATTCTTGCTCTGGAGCATTTGGTTCTGGTACTAGCTGCATTGCTTCAACTACTGTTCAAATTGAAATTGACTAGATTTTGGCTATTATTAATATTACTACTACCTCTGAGAACCCTTGCCACACCTGTAGTTCCCCAGTTCCGTAGTGGTTCTAGTACTCAGAGTTCTACTTCGCAATCAGTAATTAATGAGACAATCACTTCGCACCAATACAATTCTGGTTTTTCCTACTCAGCATCAGGCCACAATATTGAATCAGCAGATGTTGATGGATACATCAACCCTTCAACAGTTGCTGGAACAACTCAGACTCTTGGTGGTGTCCAGTTTAGTTGGACAAGTCCAGAGCTTGAGGCTGTGCCAAGATGGAAAATAGTAAACGCTGGAGAAAGCTTTTCACTGGTGGAATCTTTGCAAGGTGCTGGCCTTTCCAATGTAACGACAATAAATCGAACTATTACAACTACTACTACAACGGAAACTCAAAGTATTTTTGGTCAGTAATTCTTGTAATCCTTTGCCCTGCAAGGGTTTTGGCTAATACAACAGTTGCTTCGCCGAATAGCTCGGCTCAAGGGGTAGTCAATAATAATGCAACAATGATAACTCCATCAAGCTTGCCCCAGAATCGTTACAGTCAAGGGATTGTTTGCACCTCGCCCAGTTTAACAATAACTCCTTATTTAACAGATGCGTGGTCATTTAACCGCCCTATAGAAACTGTGACCAAACAACCTATTTATGATGAAGATACAGGTGAGATCAAATATATCCAAGAAACCCCAAGATTTGAAAAAGATAATTACAACTTAAATTATGGAATATCTATGCAATTCAATATTCCTTTGGGTAATGGTGGGGAGCTATGTAAGAAAGCTGCAAGAGTAAATATTGAAGCACAAGAGTTACTAATCAAAAAAACAAAATTAGAAATGGCTCTTTATAGGCTAGAGGTATGTGGAAAGCAAGCAAAGTTAGGAGTAGTTCTGACAGGTGAACACGCAGTCACTTGTAAAGATGTAAAGCTTATCCCCTTACCAAACCAAGTATTGCCTCATACTCACAAAATAAAGAGCAACTGATCTATCCACCAGAGCAGAGGCCAATTTAATGGCATGATAATGGGTCAAGTTGCTAAGTAAGCAAAAGCTCTTTCTAACTAGGGAGTGTTAGCTGTGGTTAGAACTTCCTTTGCTTAATGTTAATTATATCTATTTTTCTTTTTTTGTAAAACGCTTGCTTATATTTTTGATACCAGCCTTTGCAATTCCTTGTATCACAGGGACAAGAGCCGCAGACCCACCAGCGACCAAACCAATAGCAGCAGTAGAAATAAGAACTTCAGGTGTACCAATAAAAGTTTCTCGAAATGGTACGTCCTCATAGATCGTAATACACTCTGTTTTGTCTGAGGATAACTTATGCCCTACAACTCTTTCAATGCGTTTTGCATTTCTGTAATCTCCAACTTTTTGTTCATTTTTACTTGGACACTCTGGGATTACTAGCTCTTCTTTTTTCTTTTCTGGTGTTTTTGTTTCTGGAATATCAGACTCTGGCATGGGTGGGGCATCATTTGTGATCGGCAAATCCTCAGTAATTACCAACTGATCTGGTCTGTAGTCGATAGGGTAAAAGCTAGGAAATAAAGATTCACCACAAGTCAGAAACACTCCGTTAGGGTCATCAAGCAAAAGCTGTGTGTTTCCAGTATTTTTTATATCTCTATGCTGATAAGTACAACCTACAACATCTATTTCTAAATTTGTTATTACAGGCAATACAGGATCTGGCTTGTATATCTCAGGAATATAAACCTCTGGAACATTTATTTGTCTGACACCTATTTCTGGTATCTCCATTAACTCTTAGGCTTTATATATTCTGGAACTGTTGGCCCTGTCATATCTGGTAAAGCATTGTCTAATACTTTGGGCATGATTCCAGATACGTTGTCAAGGATTTCATTCATAACCCTAGCCTTGAACTGTTCGCTGGTAACAAAGCGGTAAGCGTAGTATGAGCCGCCCAACATTGACAAGGTAAGAAAAAGCGACAACAATGAGGCTATCTGACAAATTTTTTGAAACATAATGCTTAAGGAAATTCTGTTAAAGTTGGCTATGCCTTTGACTTTGATAACATTTTGCCTTGTGGTTTCATTAGCTCCACTCTATCTAATAGGTGGAATGATGACTAAACAAATGCACGAAAAAGTAAAATTTTAAATTACCAAGGTACACCAGAAGTCTTAGTAGGATTTTTTGATTTTTCAATTTGCTTGGCAATACCAGCTTCAATACTTGCTACACGATCAGACCCCAAAACATTTTTTACCCATGTAATTGCATTTTCTTTTGTAATATCTGCATATGGAGTGAATGAGCCAGAGTCTGGGGCAGCTAATGAAACAATACCAAGATTTGATCCTTGATGCACAACAGCAGAATCACCGCTTCCCACAGTTTCAGAATCATTTGCGATCCAATGTATAACAGTTACTACATCAGTTAAACTACCTACAGTTTTTTGCGAATTAAGTGCAGCAATATCCCAAGTGACAGCCATGATAATAAGTGTTTAGTTTTATTTTACTTAGATTCTACTGTTTGGACAGTTTCAGTTACAACATCTGGTAATTTTGCAAACTGTTTTAAAGCACCCTGATCTTCCATTATTGGCTGCATTAGTTGATTTTTTTCTGCAACTTTTTCTTGTATTTCTCTTTCCAACATTTGTGCTTTTGCAATGTTTAGGTCAAGACGAGTTTTTGTTTCGTCATAAAGTTCTTGAGGTGTTGCCATAAATTTTTTCTATTTAACTAATTTTACTAAGCGGCTTCCAATGCTGCAACTTTTGCACTTAGTTCTTGAACTGCCTTTACAAGCATAGGAATAATGAATTTTTCATTTACTCTCAGTACGTCTGTAATTTTTGTTTCATTTTCTGTATCTTTATTTAAAATAATTTCACTAGAAAAATCTTGTATCAAGTTACTATCTAAAGACTGGACTTCTTGTGCTATAAACCCATATAACTTGTCTTTTTCTGTATCACAAAAACCATCTACCCAATTAAACGAAACAGGTCTTAATAAATTTATTTGTGCTAATCCTTTATCAAGATTTTCAACATTTTTCTTTACTCTAGAATCTGAAGCGTTGAATATATTAGTTCCACTAGGCGCACCAATATTTCCACTTGTATCTATTCTCATTCTTGTAGTACTTGAATCAACAGCAAGGTCAATACCACCTTGTCCCGCTAATCTTAAAGTTGGTAATGATCCACTATCCATACGTGTAGAGTTTAGTACCATAGTGCGGCCTAAACTGTCACCAGTGTTTGAAGTAACCATAAATAGTCCCACCTCGTCACTGACAATTCTTACTCCACCAGAAGATGTACCAGTATTGACTTCTAGTAAACTATTAGGTGAAGATGTGCCTATACCCACCGAACCAGCACTACCGTCAACATACACAACAGAGGTTCCTTTTCCATCATAAATATTTACATCCCTAAAATAAGTTGTATCCCCTGCAATGTTATTCATACGATTAACTCGAACACCACCAGTGTTATCACTTCTACCACTATTAATAATTTCTAATTGTCCATTTTGTTTTTGATCTATAAAGGAATTATCACTACCACTCGCTTCTCCAATGGTAAGGTCGCCATTTATCGTACACTTAAAACCAGTAGGAATATCTGTTGCTCCGATCCCTACACCGCCGTCCTCATCTATAAGCATACGGAAAATTTCCCCACTTGAACTGTCAGGCTGTGTCAAAAATCCAATTTTCCCATTATCTTTATTGCTTGTGTCATCACCAGCAGCAAAACGTATTGTTGCAACGCTATCACTATTCCAACTTTGAACGAATTGTCCCAAAACATCAAACTCACCTGTCCTATGTGCGTTCATACCGATTTGAGAAAAATTACTAGATGCACCCCCCGAAGCATGATCAATGGCTATACCGCCACCAGAACCCAAATTTGACAATGCTATACCTTCATTATTCAATCTTAATTTCTGGGTAGTAGTACCAGCGGTGCTTGTAGACATAGTTATGTTTGCATCTTCACTACCATCTGAAACGTCTGTTGCTGTTGTAACTATGGTTCCGTAAGTATGATTAGCACCACCGTCACTTTGTGCTTGAAAAGAAATAGTACCAACATTATCGCTATCTGCTGGGCTGGCTGTAGTATGACGGAAAACTAAATTAACACCAGTAGCACCAGCATCTGTACTTTCTAGCATTGCAACAGTTGTTTGTGAGGTTACAGCATGGAGAAAACCACTTGGGGAGCCTGTGCCAAAACCTATGCGATCATTTCCCGCATCAACATAAAAAGCAAAAGCATCTGAATCACTTTCAATTCTAAAATCTACATCTGCACCATCTTCATTAAAAACTGTTCCTCCTGCTGCAAGCTCTAATCTTTCAGTTCCACCAGTAGTAAAATTTAAAGTATCAGCCGCAGAACTGTACAGGCCTGTGTTTGTATCGTCATCAAAAAATAGTGAGGGGGCTGAATTTGTACCGTCTGGCAAAGGACAACTACCATCAAATTTTCTTAAATTTACAAAAGCGTTATTAGCAGCGTTTCTAAGCTGCAACATTGTGTCTGTTGTATTTGCGAAAGTTTGAAGAGCGTATGTTGTGGATGGGGCTGAAGATCCAGAGTTATTTGAAGATATCGCTAATAGTGCGTTATTTATGTCTGATCTCACGTTGGCGCCTGTGGAATTGTCTATGACGTAATCATGTTGTGGAGACATCTTAGTTATACCAATGGATTTGAGGATTATTCAATTATATTTTTATAAGCTAATTACACATTAAAAGTAATAACAAATAAAAATTAATAAATATTTAAATACATTCTACCCATTTTGTAGATTTTTTCCAAGTTAAACAGTATTTGTTAACTACCACGCCCAAAACCTGTTGCAGCATATTTGAAATTTCTATCTACATTACTAGATCCGTTTTTCACATCTATATCAAATCCAGTCGAACTGATATTTGACAGGGTGAAGAAATCACCTGTTTGAGCATTTTCTATAGTAATACCTATTGATGGTAAAACTGAATTAGCTGCAATGCTAGTGCCAGATTGACCTGTGAAGAAACTGTTACTGAAAACTACTGACTTTGTGGAAGTTCCAGAGGCTATAAATCCACCAGCAGATGCTCCTGCATTACCAAGACTTGTTTCTGTTCTACTTTCTAACTCTGCTGTATATCCAAGTTGATCTATTTCAATACTTTGTGCTGGGTCATTTGAATCCAATTCACATTTAAATTTAAAGCCTCTTGCAACGTAAACACCATTAACAAAAGGATTAAACTGTGAAAAATTTGCTCCATAAGTACAAGTTGTTCCGCTTGATATTGTCCCACTTGTTGCTGAAGTAACTGTAAATGTGTTATCTGTTTTTGATGTTATTTGGTAATTTCCATCTGTAGCAGTAATACTTGATTCAGAGTCATCGGTGAAATTTATAACAACAAAATCACCAACAGAATATCCATGTGCGGTTTTAGTTACAGTAATCGTAGTAGCAGTTTGCCCATATTGTGCTGAAACTGATAAATCAGGGTCTAAGTCAGTTGTGGCTACAAGCAAAGATGCACCAACATCAAAGGCGGTGGCTGCATCAAAATCTGTCCAAGTATCGATATTACCAGATCTTCTATCTATCAAATCATTTGGATAAAAACCTTGAGTAACAAAATGTCTGCGTAATCTTAAAGGCTGTTTACCTCCTAAATCTAATGTATTTGCAAACTCATAAGATCCACCTGTTATATCTACAGCACCAATAAAATCGAAGTCTGCAATGCTATCAAAGTCTGATTCATCATCTAGTGTTACAAGTGACCCAAGAACAAGACCATTTACTTCATCACTAAAAAAGCAATCAACTTTGGTTCCTTGAAAAGGTGGTGAGTCTGTATCTTCTCTATCTTCTAAAACAGTAAGTTTTGGTAAAGCATTTGGAATTGTTTGAATCAATACAACAGAAGCATCACCAGAACTTAAACGACCACCATCATCTCTAAATTTTAAATGATATGTTCCATTTACAATATTCGGGACAATTGACTCGCTGACATTTCCACTTAATGCAGGTAAAACGTCAACTGAATTAGTAAAAGTTGACCCCGTTGTCAAATTTGAACTACGAATCACAACGTTTCCACCATGCAAAACGTCAACATCTGTTGATTGGTCAAAGCGTAGTCGTACAAATTGATCTGACAAAGGTTCTATTCTTACATTTTGCACATCTGCTGGCAATGCTGTTTTTCCAACAGCGGTAAAGTTATCAACAGTTGAAGTAGTAGAACTAAGAACACCTAAAGAATTATATGTTTTTACTTTAAAACTATAACTACCTAATCTTGATTCAAATAATTCAAAATCTGGCCTTGCAACTCTTATTCTTTGTGGATTATCTTTTTCAAATTGAAATTCAACTAAATATTCTTTTGCACCTTGCACAGGTTCCCATGTAAGAAAAATTTTAGAAACAGCACGATTATTTAGCACAACTATTGATTCATTTGCAGTAAGGTTTGAAGGTGATGGTTTTTCATCGAGTAAAGTAGTTATATCTCTTGGATCTGCCGCAACGGTAGTATCTTCAACTTGTGCATATTTATTAGTGTCATGAATAGTTGCAGTAATGTTGTAATTAAATTTATCTTGTTCTGTTATTGATAAAACTCTATACGTCTGAAATTCAACAGCGGTGTTTTCAATAGCCCAAATACTGTTTGCTTGTGGCACTGCTGAAAAAGCGGAAGTCACAGTAATTGTTTTGCCAGAGATACTATCTATTGCTCTTGTTTCCATAGATCCGTCAGGCAAAATTACAGAAAGTGTTGCTGAGTTTGCTGTTGTCAAATCTGTACTATTTGCATCATCAACAATTATTTCTGTAGTAGAAACACCTGTATTTATACGGCCACCTCTACGTACACCAGCCCTCAGTGCATCAGCAATACCGATAATCGTAGATGGCCTGATGATTACACCAGCCTCTAAAGTGGCAGTAAAACTCACCACCTCCGACTCCATAAGATTTGAGTACAAAAACCAACGACCTAAACGATTTGCTTGACCTCTTGAAGTACAAGCAATGGTTTTTATTGTTTTTCTTGTTCTTCCAAATTTATTTATTGCATCTAATCCATTTGAACCAGAACCTAAAGCTGTTATCTGATCAGCAGTAATCAGTTCATAATTTATATTTTGTGTATCATTATCAAAATAAGAAACCTCAACCTCCGTAAATTTAGTTCTTGAACCAGCACCTTGATAATTAAATCCATTTTCTGTAACGTTTGCATTAGTGAATAAATATTGAGGGTCAGATGTTCCTGTTGTTAAGTCAGTAGGACGGTCTTGAGAAAGTTGTAAAGTACCGACACCATAGAAGGGCATGGCGTTCATTATTGAACATAAATCATTGATAAGCGTGTATGCATCTTGTTTCTGCCTCAAAACTATATTTGCTGAAAAGCGTGGTTCAGTTGTTTGAGTTATAGGGTCTGTAATAAGTTCGCTTGAATAAACACTTGCAGAGTAAAAAGAAAAAACATCTAAAGAATCCTCTTGAATCATTCCATCTGAACCACCAAAACCTTTGTCTGTTGTCAAAATATCATATAAAATCCAAGCTGGATCTGAACACCATTCTTTATCAGTTTTAAAAGTACCATTAAAAACATAACTTGACGGATAAATTACTCTGCCATTATTTGGATCAATAGTTGTTCCATGCGGAACCTTTATCTTGGTTCCCTTTACTTTGTATTTTCTAGAGGGAAAAGATCCAAATTCTTGTGCATTAAATCTTAGACCAACATAAGCAAAACCCTGATATGCTCTAGCATCTGTAAGTATTTCAGTAAAAGCTAAAAAATTTGATGCGTTTTGTAATTTACTAGTATCAGAATCATCGGTATTTCTTATAACTGTTACTGTTAAAGGAAAACTTAAAGAAGATGATAGTTTTATTTCATAATCTTTTATATATGGACTTGTAGCTTTTCCATTGATTACATCTTCAACAACTGGATTATGCACAGTACCATCATTTTCAGTAATTCTTATAGACATTTTTACTTCAACTCCATCAATATTTCCGTCATCTTTAAATTCTTGGAGAGAAGGAAACTGTAAAGAAACTCTAAGACGATCAAAAGCGGTTGTGCTTGTAGCTCTAGATACAGATGAAGATTTTGTTACAGCAACCCCTACAGGAACAGTGCTTGCTGTAGCAGGAATCTCTTTTAATGCGGTTTGATTTGATGCACCATGTTTTATAAAAACTTCTACATCAGAGAAATTTTCATCACCATTTGCATTTTGCAATGGAGTGTTATTTAAAAATATACTTTTTCTAAAAGTATTTGTGCCAGAACCACCAACATCAAATATTGAATCTATTTCTCCGTACCCTAGCAAGTCCAGCACTGTTGCAAATTGTTTTGACCTTAGACCACCATCGACTAAATCAGGATCAACTACCTGTCTTTTAATAGCTGCTAAATCATCACCCCCAATAAGTTCTGGCATCTAAGAAATCTCCTTTACAATTTGGGCAGTATCTACTGAAGAACTGATAATTATAGATCCAGTGAACACAAGTCCATATAAAATAGGGATCGGCACACCACTAGAACTAACGTTTTGAATACCATTAAAGTTATATGATCCACGCATTGCTGGATCTGTGTCACCTACGTTAGATTGTGATGACGCTGATCTGCTAGGAGAAAGCAAAGAAGAGACTCCATCTAATATTAAAGATGTCCCAAGACTTGTTAATAACCCACCTACTCCACCTGTTAAAAGAGTAGCACCGATAGATAAAGCATTATTAGCAACAAAATTAACAGCAGATGAGGCAACATCAGCAACAAAATTAGCTGCACTACTAAAGGCATTACCAACCGCTTTAAAAAATTTTTTAGCACCAACAGCAACAGGAATGATTTGTATGTCACCATTGGCACTTAAATTTAATAATTCCTCACTTACAGAATTTCCTCCAATTTTAATCTTGTAAAACTGGTCATTCATATGTTGCTCAATTCCAGCAAAGTTTGCTCTTAAAAAATTTACTGCCTCTTGTGGTGTTTTTACAGCAGCTTCAAAAGTTGATTGACCTAAAAAGTCTTTTAATTTTCCATATACTTTTATTTTTTTAAGCTGCATATCTAAAAACCTTTTTTGTACCTTCAATATAATCTAAATCATATAATTCTTTACAACTAAGTTTTTTTATTTCGTGATGCAAAATAAGGTTATTTCCTAAATACAAAGCAACATGACTTAATTTTTGTTCTGGGCCTTGCATAAGTAAAACATCATTTTCTTTAATATTATCTTTTTCTACTTCAAAAAAACCAGATCCAGTTAAGACTTTTTCAAAATATGGATTATCTGTAAAAGTTTTAATTTTCTTTGGTCTTTCCCAGTGTTTTATTTTTATATGTTTTTTCTCCAAAAAATAGTCTGTAATAAGATTCCAACAATCTTGCTTTGCCCAGATCCATGTTCTTCCAATAAGTGAAGGGGCTTTCCATCCCGAAGGGTTAACAATGTTCCAACTTTTATGTTCTACACTATAAATGTGATATGGATAACCAATATATTCACAAGATGCTTTGTCTCCGTCAGAGGGTTCAGATGAACCAACAGGATGACTGTGTACAACTCCAAGTATTTCTCCACCTTTATCTTCGCACTCTGCCCAATCTTCTGGGTCTAGTGCAAAAAATTCAAATTGATCTTCAGCAATATTTTTACAAGGCCAAAATATCTTTTTACCTTCAACAATAGCAACTAATCCACAAGCCTCATCAGGTGCTTTTTCTTCTGCATATTTTATAAAATCATTTTTCCAAGTCATTTTAAAAATTTTGTAAAGTTCCAACTAAAGGAAAATCGGCTCTAGTGACCAATTTTTTTGGTGCGCCAATGCCAATTAAATCGAAAGTACTTACTAACTCAAATTGTACAATATCCCTGTTTTCTGTTACTTTTCTTTCAATAAAATAAATTTCTTTTGGCAATTCACTTGATGGATCTGGTGTCCCATAAGGATTTATAGAACTTGGAAAATTAACAGCGTCTAAAAATCTGCTAAGTGTCCGTCTGCGAGTTACTTTTGCCCCAGCTAAATCAGAAAAAGCTGTAATTTGATTAACTGATTGTAAAACGGCTGTAATAGTACCAAGAATATTAGAAAAAGTAAGTGTAGGTCTTGGAAGTTTACCTTTGCCAGAATATGAAAACCCTTCTGCCTCACAAGGCATCCTTGCGTAAGTATTTGATTGCCAAACTAAATCATTATTATTTTTAAGGTTATTTCCAGAATGAAATAAATACACAACTGGCTCTGTGGGAGTATGATTTACATTCATTGTCAAACTACCGCTTGTTGATTGTGAATTTGTTGCAGTAACAGTAAATTCATTAGCTGATTCAGTTTGAATTGTATATATACCATCAATACCATTACCAGAGGTAAAATTTAATGGGATAATTGTTCCCACTGGCATACCATGACCAACTTGTGAAACAGTAATTGTGTTTCCTGACTGCGAATATGTTGAGTTCATAACTGTCGTTTTAAAATGAATATCAGCTTTTAGTTCAACAGAAAATAATTCAATAATTGATTTGTTAGTAAGCTGTTGTAGTTCTGATACAGGATTTGTCATTATGGTTCAAATACTTCTCTAAATGTTGTTGTAATAATAGCCCTTTCATTATATGGAATCGATTTTGACCACGATTCACAAACATATTTTCCTGCCCCAGAAAGCGTTATCGATACATTTCCACTATTTGTCGCACTTGCAGCAGCAGTGACAGTAAAACCATCATCACTTGTTACAGATGCAACTGCAAAATCTCCATCAGTTGCAGATCCAGATGTGTAATCAATAGTTAAAACATCACCAATAGCCACTCCATGTGAAGTGATGCTTATAGTAACAGTTGTTCCGCTTTGTGAATATGTACCTGTTTTTGTAAAGCCCTCTGCTGGTGGAGTGAATGTAAAACTTGCCTGATCGTTTACTCTACTTCTTAAAAAAGCCTCTATGACGTCTGCCTGTGTTTCAGAAACGTTGAAAGTAAGATCATATATTTTTGGATCTTGAGTGAGTGGTAAACCAGATATTGTTCTAAACTCATATCCATCACCAAGAGAGGTGATTCTGAATCTTGGATTGCTTTTTTTTCGCATCCCATAAGTAGGAGTGATTGAAGGAAATGTTGCCATTATGGATTTAATAAACCTCCTGATCTTTGTTCTTGAATGATTGTGCTTTGAACAACAGAGGCGATAAGTTCGCCAAATTGTCTACCACCTTGCTCTGCTGTCCCTTGAGTGTCCATACCAGAGCTATCTACATTAATTGTAATGTTATTTACAGTCCCGCCGCCAATTTTATTATTTGGAATTATATTGCCACCCCTTGAACCCATTTGCAAAATCTCAGGCCCCCTCTCCCCTACGAGAAAAGCACCACCAGCAGAAACAGGGCCACCACTTGCTCTTTTACCAAACAGTCCACCTAAAAATCCACCTTTAAAACCTTTACCACCACTGATGATGTTTCCAATACCAGAAATCGCTTTATCAAGAGCAATATCAAGAAGTCTATTTTTTAATTTATTTAAAACATTTCCAAGTGCCTGTCCAAACGTTTGACTTCCATTTATTGCCTCTCTTAAATTTTCAACTAAACCTGACCTAACCTCTTTGCCTATATCTTCAAATTCTTTTTTTAATTCTTCTGCCTTTTTTTTGTTTTCTTCTTCTTTTTCTTTGATTTCATCAGCATCTTTTTTGAGATTTTGATTTGTTTCAACAATCTTGTTTTTAGCATCAAGTTGACCATTAACTGTAGTTTCTATTTCTTTTTCAACTTCTGAATATTCGATAATTGCTGGTATTAACTCATCAACTGAATTTTTTATTTTTTTGAAAGGATTTTCAATTTTTGGAACTTTGATATCTAAATTAATTTTTGGTAATTCAATACCACCAAGAAGTTTTCTTAATGGTTCTGGTATAAGTTCAACAACCTTTTCAAATGCTCTTTGAAAGAATTTAACTATGTTTTGTGCAGTACCAGAAACTAACTTTCCAACACCTTCAAAAAAATTAACTACTGGTTGTGTTGCTGTTTGAAATCCTTTTATAATCTCAGTTCTAAGAGTAATTAAATTTCTTATTGTCACACCAATAACTCCACCAATAACTTTTCCAATAAAAATTATGTCGTTTGATACTTTTGTAATTGCTTCTTTTATACCTATCCAGCCTTGTTCCAAATTAAATAATGTGTTAGTCGCGTCTACTCCTATTGCTGTGGCTATGACACTACCTATCTCTCCAACAGCAGCTATGATAGCTCTGAATGGGGCTGCGACTAATTGAGCTGCACTAGCGAGAGCTTCAACTGTAACAGCAGCGACTTTAAAAACTTCTCTTATAATTACACCAAACTCTGAACCATCAGCTACAAGATTTGTAAACGCTGTTCCAAGTCTTGTTAATTGTCCTTGAATTGTGTTTTGTGCTGTAAATGCGGCTTCAGCAGCTTTTCCTTGTGCGTTTGCTTGATTCTCTAAGTTTTTATTGAAACTAACAAGCTGGTCATTTAACAAAGGTAATATTGCTGTTCTTGCTTCAACAGATCCAAAGAATTTTGCAAGTGTTTCTTCACTAGCTCCACCCTTTGCAACAAGCTCTTCTAATACACCTCCTAAACCCTTTGTACTTAAAGCGGTAGCACTAAAATCTATACCTAATTCTTTTGCTGCGTCAGAGGCTTCTTTTGTTGGTTTTTGAATCGCAGCAATAACTTGTCGTAATCCAGCAAAGGTTGATTCAACAGGAACACCAGTTGCAGTGACAGTAGATATTGC